ATTTAATAATGTATCGCATTCAGATACACAACGACGCATAAATTCGGTATGTGGTTTTGACGCCATTACCCAATTAGCGGGTTTAGGATGACCGGAATGTTCGCATTTACGGTAATGGCACCCAAAACCAACAAAATCATGTTTATTATTTAATTTATTGATGATGGGCGTGAGGTTTTTCATAACAATAATATCTGAATCCAACCATATACCACCATATTCATATAATAATTTGAGTCTATAGTAATCGGCTTTTTGTGGGATATTTAAAGTTTCGACATCAGTGCGTAAATCTGCTACATAATTATGTATGGTTTTTTCATTTAGAATATTAATTACAAAATTGGAACCGCAATGTTTGCGTACCGTATCGTGACATAATTGTATATATTTTGGTGGTTCCACCGACCCGGACTTATTTTCCCAATAAAGCCATATATAATTCGGTTTTATAGTAAATTTTTCACGATTGTATAAGCGGGTGGTAATTAATAATATAATATATGTCAGTAACAATAATAATATAAGGGTGCGCATAATAATATAGTATAAATTAATAATTTAAAGAATATCGTGTAAATTCTATATATGTTTTTACTCCATTCATATCAATTCATCACCAATAAAGATGTATATATATCTAAAAACCAAAAACAATTAATAGACAATAAGGGTTCGGTCGTTATAGGGTTGGCTAATATACCAAGTAATAAAAACTATTATACTGTTCATGTTACACAGGACATAACCACTGATTACAATATAAAAATTATGGTAGATTTAGATTATTCAAAATTATATGGAATGATTAAAAATAACAAGCCAATACCGAATAAAACCGAATTAATATCATTGATTCAACGTAATAGTCATAAATTGGGATTATTAGATATCCCCGAAACGGACAATCTGTATTCTCACCCACATTCCCAACCACATTCCCTCGCATTATATGAACATAATATTGTGGTTATAAATAACATTTACGTAAATTTAGATACCAAACAGTTCTATTTATCACAACCGAAACAACATACATTTAATGTAAATGGATTAATCATTATTGGCTCGTATGATTATACGAAATGTTATGGTAAACGTATCTTAATCATCCATGATAATAAAAACGCTATACATCATTATAGTAATAAATCCCATGGTAATATACGTAAATATACGGTGGTCGATAAAATGACTTTCCTAAAAAATCCGGAAGTATTATTGGAATCCAAATGGGATAAGGTTATATTGGATAGAATAACCGATCCAGTATTTATTCCCTATACATGCCAATTTAAAACCCCCAAAATACTATTTATTCATCCGACATTAATGACTGAAACCACGCTTCATAAAATAATATATATCGCGCTTGGAACTACCAAGATGAATATTAATTTTAATTTTAATAATAGTCATAATATCGAAACCCTAAAAAATATTATATTTAAATTAAAACCGAAAGTAAATAAAAATATTAATAAAAAAAGCATGAAATTATCCTATAATGAAAAAAGATATAGTAAATATTTAGATACCGATACCTATCGGTCCTATTTAAGTTTTCCGAATAATTATAGTCATAATAAGTATATTACACCACTTGATTTTAAAAAAAAGAATACAGTGGAGCAAATATGTAGTATTTGCCTCGATACTATACTCATCTCAAACATGGCTATAACCGAGTGTCAGCATTATTTCTGTAAAAAATGTATTCATTTTAATTTAAAATTATCGAATTCCTGTCCGAACTGTAGAAAAAAGATTAAACAAAGTTCGGTTTATCTCATCGGTAAGCACGAACATAAAAATAGCAAATTACTATACATTCTGGAAAAAATAAAACAAAAAAAGACAATTGTGGTTCTTTCCGAATATGCTATGACGGTTGCCACTATTAATAATATTATAAAAAGTGAATATGTTATATGTAGTCGTATTAACGCTATAGAAACACCAGCTTTTAATAAGTTATATAGTAATAAAAAAATAAATGAGATTATTTTTATGGATAGTGATAATATAAATTTTACGCATTATGTTAATTTATTGGGACGGTTATTGGATTGTGACACTTATAAATTATTAGAATATAAAGATCAAATAATTAACACCAATGTCAAATAATTAACACCAATGTCAAATAATTAACACCAATGTCAAATAATATGAAATAATACTTATTAGTCCAAACATAATCCATAATGGCATAATGGTTTTATCTTCCCCAGTTCCAAATTCTTTCAGGTTGCCTTCCTTCGTAAATATGAATTGTGGTTTATAGAATAATATTATAAATATAAATAGTAAATATAGTGCTACTGACATTTTTAGTCTCAAATGATTGTTCATATTAGAATTTAATGATATATTTAATTAGTATATTTATCTTAAATTAGTATATTTATCTTAAATTAGTATATTTATCTTAAATTAGTATATTTATCTTAAATTAGTATATTTATCTTAAGTTAGTATATTTATCTTAAATTAGTATATTTATCTTAAATTAGTATATTAAATTATAGTATATGTTTTATATATTATTAATTATTATTCTAATATCGGTTTTATATACAAAATATAAACAAATAATAACTACTTATGGAGGGGTAAGTGAAACGTTTAATAGCTTTAGTTATATTAATGATAAGGGATTGGTAATAGAGAAAAAATTATATAATAAATATAGTCTTGGAACTGGCGAGAGTGAAACACCATATCACATAATTGGAGGGGCATTAAGTAGTGTCAGTAATAATGATATTGGTGTAGAAGTCACCGCTGGCAGTATTATAAATATTAATAAGGTTGACTCTGGAGAATTTGATTTCGCTATATGTCAAGAAGATTTATTATACGATAATGTCTTGGGAATAAATAAAAAAAAAATAAAAAAAAAAAATATACGTTTTGTCACAGGCCTATACGACGAATTATATTTTTTAATTGTTAAACAAAATGAGGGTATTTCTTCATTTCAGGGATTAAAAAATGGCTTCTCTGGTATTGGGCGGAACTATATAATTGGAACGGGAAATTCTGGTAGTGGTTCTTTAGCCAATCTAAAATTATTATGCGAAACATTTACTATAAATTTATTGAGATATAATAAAACTGGTATAAATGATGAAAATAAGAATGGTAATTTATATTACATAGACGAAGATATTAATGTCAATTTCAATTTATTTATCAAGGGTGAAATCGATGCATTGTTTTATGTAAATGGTCCAAAAATGACATATATCTATAATATGTCTCAATTAGTGGCTATTAAATTCGTGCCTTTGGATGGAGATGCTTTCAATTTATTTAATCAAATTACAGGCAATAATACTAAAGAACGCTATATTAAAATGGATGAAAATAGTGCTGATAATGTGGATAAAAAGGATATCGGAACACAGGCGATACGGTCCATATTGATTTGTAATAATAAACTACCAGACGAGGTTGTCTATGATTTTGTTAAATCGATTTATAAAAATATAGATTATCTAAAAAATTATATGGGAAGGCAATATAAGGATGGGACCGATAATTCGTATTATAATGCTCTTATACCATTAGAGATGTTTTATATTAATAAACATATCAAAATTCATCCAGGATCCTATAAATTTTATAATGAAATAGGTTATATAAATATAGATGGTAATAAAGATTGTAAATACGATATTGATAAATCGACATGTAATTTAGTTCCTGGACTGGATAAGAAAAATGTATATTGGAAATATAAAAGTATATTAGCAACTGAGATCCTTAATGGCTAACCCATTTTCTTCAAATTTTTTAGCCGCCTCTGGTTCCGAGCGGTCATTATAATCATTCTCAAAAGCGTAATCTGGTGATGTCATATTTGTATAGTTTATGGCTGTTTCTCCATTATGTTCCTTTATAATATCATTATATTGTTCATCACAACATTGTAAACATTTAATACCAATATGGTTTTGGTCATTTTTACAATTATGGCAAAGTGGTTTCGATGTAGTATCAGCTTGTGTCGGTGTAATCAATTTCATATTAAGTGGTAGTTCACAGACACCATTTACACATCCACCTCTATTATTCTTATAATTTTGATTGGCATTATAATATGGACATTCTTCATTAAAAGTACATTGAGATTTAGCCCATATACCCGGTTTATGTTTTGTTAAATCGTCACTATTTTCCTTTTTGACTAATTCATACGATTCACATTCATCTTTGGTTAACGCATTTTTATAGAAACATTTATAAAGGTCCTCTTCTTTATTCGTCTGTTGTTCCATTCTACGTTTATTTAGAAATACATTACGGTTTTTTAAATAATCCGGATCTGTAGAAAACAAAGTATTACATTCGGCACTTTCTACCATAGAGCAATCGACACCATTACTATCTTTCATATTAATAGCGTTTTTCTTAAATTTACCAAAATGAATATCTTCCTCCATCGAAATCCCGATAATATTTAGCCTATTTACAAAGACGGTTTGTGATGCTGGTTCAAATGATATATCATTATAGAGGTTATAATATATTTCAGCATTTTCTCTATATATTTTCGTGACAAATTTATAATTATATTGTTGATTTTCGTTATCAACTTTTTCGGTCATTCCATAGTAATATAGTTTTTCAAAAATAATGGTAAATTCTTTATTGGATTGTATTTTATGGAATTTTGTTAGATTTTCATATTTAATTAAATCATCAACATTTGTTATTTCTTGTATATTTTGTTCACTCATGGAACATGCTATTTTAGAAATGTTAGTCGTGATCCAGTTTTTAATTAGAGAATAAAGACTCTGGTCGGCTTTCGTTAAATCCATTTTAATTAATTTATTGTCAGATTTTGGGAATTTTTTCTTCAATACATAAAATATACCACGCATCTGTGTCGGGTGTATTTCGGCCTTAATGCCATAATATTTATAATTGCGAACATAGGGTTTAATAAAACCATAATCCTCATCATAGTTGTATTTTAGACTATTAAATTTAGTTATATCTTTACCTATGGGTTGCTCAATGAAATTTTTACCCGCTTTACGGTCCAATTCAGCCTGTCCTATATCATAAATATCGCGTAATTCACGTTCTAAACTTTTAGAATTTAAATAAACACATTGACTTTCATAATTAGAACGGTCATATTCTTCATAGGCTTCACGTGTCCAATTCACATAGGCACTATATAAACTATAAAAGACTATAATTACTAATAGTATTCTATTTAACATCTTAAATAGTATTAATATTTTTATTATTCATCATCATCTTCCATAATATCACGTTCCTCATAAGCAAGTTGGTCTTCACTTTGATTGGAAGTATACGTTTCCTGCCATTCATTATATTGCGCTTCGGTATAATCCGCTCCTAAGGATGCTATAGCTTGTTGTTGAAGATTAATTTCGGGTTCTTCATTTAGCGTCGCGCCCGTATATAATTCACTATCTTTACTGGACAGATTTTTCCAGGTATCCATACCCAATGCTATCATATTTTTTAAGCTACTCCATGCTTCACGGTCCAGATCGCGAATAAAGCGCAAATTGGATTCCTTATCATTTTCCGATTTATGTTCAATCATATTTTGAATATAGGTATTACTATGTTTATCAACAAATTTAGTATCTGTGTCGATGGAGGTAATGATAGAATTCATTAAATTTAAGACCGCATTTTTTTTATATTCAATATTCTTTGTTAGGTCTATATCATAATCGTTATCGGACTCTATATCATCGATGTCATCTGGTTCCTCCATAACCAATACCATTTCGGCTTTGTCTATTTTGTCAACCTCGTTTTCGATAATAGCAGAGAGTATAGACACGAATATATAATGATGTATATATCCAGATAATTTATAACTAATAAATGTTTTTGGTGAACCTTTCAATTTGGCAATATATTTAGTAGATGATTTGATAATGGATATGGGTGTTTCCAATTCGCCTGACGTTATATCATCGAATTTTGTAATGATACGTTCGGCGTTATGATGTAATTTATCTAAATGTTCAGAAACCGATTCATCTAATTTCCAGTGTTTCTCCACCCGCGATTCTATTTGGTTAAAAGGATATACATAACCATTATTTATTCGATATATGGTTCGACTAAGATTTTTTTTTATATATGTTTTGATGAGTTCTTCCTTTTTAATAAAGAATAAATCAGATGCTTTTTGTTGTCCATATTGTTTTTTGTTTGCTTCAAACATATTATGGGTTTCGCCAAGAGATTGTAAAATGGCATTTAATTTATTTTCATCGGCACCAGTGTGTTTCACTAAATTTTTGGTTAATGTGTCAACTTCCACGTTAATTTGTTCTATGATATCAAGAATTATGTCATCGTCATCCATATTACTACTAATTTGATTATTAATGTCGACTAAATAAGCATTATTTTGAAGTGAAACATTATTATCAATAATGTGTGTTAGTATATTGGAATTTAATCCATATTTACGGGAATCTATTGTCCAATAATTTTGCTGCTTGATAACTGTTTTTAATTCATAGTATTCAGCTAAGGTTGGAAGTGACTCAAATAATGATAACTTATTAACACCAGTTAATTGGCATATACCGTTACTATCAAATATATATTTATTACCCATATAGGGACCCTTGTTTATGAAATGGACAAACAAACTGCGAATATCATCTTCCGTTATTTCATCCACTATTTCGATATCTTTTTTAAATGTTTGCGATAATGGTCGTGGTTGAGTTTTAATATAAATTGGTTGTGACCGGCTATTATTTAAGACCTCTTTTTTTTGTTTATAGATATACTTCAAGGTTTCAATAATCGTATATATGTCTTCATTCTTGTCAGCAAAATAATTCAAATATTTATTATTATTAATATCTTCAAGACAACATGAATTATCTAATGGTGTTGGGTCATATTTTATATTTTCAATGGCCGCATCATCGATAAACGCATTAATTTTCGCCATTAAATCTATTGTTAGTAGTTTTTCACGTTGTGTTAATTCACCAATGGATTTAGTCGAACGTGGTTTTCCATAACTTTCCAATTCACTTTTAAACGGGTTTAATGGTGGTTTAAAATTGTCCCATTTATATTCGATGGGTGCGTTTTCAATTATGTCATTTTGGTCATCTTGATATCTATGTCTTTGGACATAACGATACGCGATAATATCATCTTTTATAAGTTGGTCAATAATTTTAGTAATACTATCTTTAATTTTAACTTTTTTCAGCGATATCCAATCACTACCGGTATCTTTGAGGGCATTTAATATACAGGATATATAATCAATACCTTCAAATTTATAGGTTTTATCGAGTGGATATCCATTTAATGATGGCTTACAAATGGAATGTGATTTAGTAATCATATATGGAGGATTGGCGGATTGTATATAGACAAATAGATTGGCGGTAGTATATAAAATGATATTCCTGGTTTTGTAATTCGCATAGGCTACCTCCAATGCCTTTTGTGAGATGGATTTTTTGCTTTTTTTTGCGGCGGTTATCCATGTAGTCTGGTCCTTTATATTATTATTACTAAGTAATTCGCATGATTTAAATACCGCAATTTCATCTTCTTTGGTTAAATTAATTCCCATGAATTTTATGAGAACATCTATTATTTTAATAATACTGAGAGATTTATCATCTTTAATGGATTTATTGTCTCCCTCCAATAACATATGTTGGAGTGATGCTACCAATTCACTACCATCCTTCGATACATATTCTTGTTCATCCTGAACCACTTCATGGGTGACGGCGCGTGATCCGGCGTTGGTGAACCCTTCTAATGTTTCATATTCTGATAAATTTAATTCTTGACCACAATTATTACACCATATATATCCTTCATTTTCAATTCCATAGTCGGTTAATAATTTATCTTGTAATTGGTCGGCAGTTATTATATTATTATAGAACTCAATGAAATAATTATGGTGATTACAGCATATAATTTTCGAACCTTTCCGACAATATATAAAATTCCGTTTCTCATGATCGGTCTCTAATTCAGAATTGGGTCGACCATATTTTTTTATTAAAATTTCCAAACCTTCATAGTAGTCTTTCGGTATTAATGATGCTATATTTTCTTGATATTTATCTATTTTATAATATAATTCTTGATACTCTTCATCATCATCTTGTTTGATTTCAGAATATAATTTAGAGAAATGTTTTTCTATATTGATTTTTTTACGATATTCTAATTCGACATAATTACGAATACTTTTAATTTCAGTTTCATGTTTGGCCATTAATTCGCCACTATTACGCAATGACTCCAGATTTGCTTGATTTTCATATATAATTTCATTTAAATTATCCAATTTATCCTTGATTTTTAGGTATTCGATAGACACACATTTATTTAATTTATCTGAAAATTTACAGTTACTAAATTCTAATAAGTCGTCGGGCATATTTCTTAAGCCAATACCATTTTGTTCACAAAAGGCTTTATGGTCTTGTAATATATCTTCGATATTTTCATCCGATTTTTTTTCCCACACACCCCGATTACGAACATAGAGAACCTTATTATTTGACCCAAGCATTAAAATAGCATAATTACCATTTTTTACATAATTATCCGATTCATTTGGTATGATTTTATCTTCGTCAATATACGCTTGAGTGTTATTTGTAACTAATAATTCTTCGAGACTATAATATATGTTTGTTAATCGAATTGTACCGCATTCTTTATTCTCTATATCAGTGTTATATAAAGCTACATCTTCTTCGACCTGAAGTTTTTGCGCTTGTATCGTATCCAGATATTTTTCTATAGTCGCAACACGACGGTCCTTACTATCCAATAATTTTGTTTCAATTGTATATACTAACATTTTATAGAATAAAAGACCGTTATCGGGTTGGTGGTGGATAAAACGTAGGCGATGTTCTTGACTATCATGTTTCGTATTAAAATAGGGATATGGGCCATAGAATTCCTTAAGAGTGTCGAGCATTTTATTATTTATAAATTTATGGTTCTGGCGTTTTTGAATGATATTAGTATCTGCCCTGTATTTTTCTAAATCCACTGAATTAAATGATTTGGATTTTGATTTGGAATTATTATTAGTATTGAGCACAGTTTCTATATATTTGAAATTATTATGGGTTAGATCATTAATAGATAAATCATATTTATTCAAAATTGTAGAGAATTCATTAACGGAGCGGAAAGCATCAACCGCATTATTTTCGATAATTTCTCTGGAATTCGGAACAATTAAATTTAAATTGTCAATCAACTTGTTATCCATATTTTCATATAGATAGACTGAAAATACATCTTTCGATTCACCATAACATTTGGATTTTGATACACTATTTAATTTGGAAATGGAAACACCGGTATCCTTTTTTTCTAATTTCAATAGTTTAATATCAGATTCAGGCAATGTATCATTATCTGGTTGAACAATATAACTATTATCCTCGATATTTACAATCTCACCCATAAAATGAACTTGTTTTTCAAGACATACGGATACTTTGTCTCCAATTTTTAATGATGCCGATATATGGAATATATTGTCGTCTTCAATATCTTCTTTCATTAGCGTCTTACTTTGATCGGCTGCGACAATTTCAGCAAGATTTTTATTGCCATCATATAGTTTCGGTGTGTAATTGTAGTTATCTGGATATTTTACATATCCTATATTATTGATTTCTTGTCCTTTTACCATTATATCATCGGGGTCATTTGGCATAAATCGGGAATGGCCGAGTGCCATATGTTTATTTTTATTAGATGTTTTGCCATTAGCGGTATTTAATATTGCTGTGTATGTATTACTAAATACTTCTATATCATTATTAAGAATCGCATTATATCCTGGTTTGGTTGGTTCATAACATTCCATCGCTTTATATAATTCATTCAATTCCGCATAAAGAGAATATTTTAGACGATTTGCTCCATATTTATACTTTTTTTTGATGGCAACAAGTGCGAGGATTTTAGTTGTATTTGAGGTGGCATCTTCATCTTCAAATTCAATTTCTTCATTTTCATTTTCAGGTTCGTATTGATATAATTCTTTTTGTTCATTAACTATGGGTTTATAGAGATTATGCTTATCGAAGTTGTTTAAGGATTGAACTAATGGTTTATAGTTGTCTCCTTTTATTTTCACATCAATAATATCATTATTTTCATCTAAAATTGAAAACTCGTTTTTTAGTAAAAGATAGTTTTGAAGAATTTTTTTCTGTAAATCAATTAATTTATGATTTAGACGGTGTTTTTCAGGCATCATTTTAACTAATTCATTAAATACATCATCACCCTGTTGCTTATCGTTCGCTACAACTTTATCTTCGGGAATCAATTCTTCTTCGTATACGACAATATCTTCATCTGGAGCATATTCAATATCCTCTTCCAACACATATTCTTCTTCATATAAATCTTCTTCGACTTCGACTTCGGCTACCGAATCCTTATTATCTAAAGCTACTGCTGTTGATGCTGGTTCTGGTTCTGGTGCATCTTCATTGTCATCGGCTTCTGGATCTATATCTTCATCGCTGGATGATTCTGGATCTATATCTTCATCACTGGATGAATCGATTTCTTCGCCACTGGATGAATCGCCCGATTCTTCATTTGGAGAATCTGGTTTGTCTACAATTTCAATTTCGTCGGATGCTTTTTGCTCACTTGCACCACCAATAAGCATTACAGGCAATCCATGCCCGTTACTATACATATCAGTATCATCCTCATCTTCATCACTATCCATTATATATGGTTTGAAAGGTAATGTAGGTTGGGTGCGAGGCATCACTTGTCCATTAATATATGGTCCGAGATTGGAATTCGTATCCACAACAACTAATATTTCGTTGGGATGGATGGTTCGTGGATGGTTACTTAAATACCGGTTCTGTTTATTCCGTATTACTTGCATACCATCATATTCATTAGAGGGTAATGTCCCCATAATATTATATTCGCATGGATCATTTCGTAATGTCACAATTGTATTGGGCGACAAATTTCTATAGTTTGACATTATAAAATAGGGATATATAAAAATATATAAATATTTATTACATAAGTATAAAAAAAATATATTTAAACAATTATATTGAATAATAGTTATAGTCAATATAAAAGTATGGAGGTTCTTAATATTATTACCAACTATACTAATTTCGATGACCTTAAAACCCAATTGAAAGAATTACATCTACATGTTCGTAAATATGATGAATTGGGTTTATTTTTAGTTAAATATAATAAAAATACTTCCGATATGGAAAATAGTGATGTTCAAAAATGTCGTGGTTTGGTTGGTGAGGTTGCCACAGGCAACTTAGTATGTCTACCACCAATTAAATCTATAGAGTGTGATAAATTTATGGATATTGTGGGAACTGAATTGAATGATGTTAGTATAGAGGAATTTATTGATGGCACCATGATTAATTTATTTTATTTTGGGAATGAATGGCACATTTCAACACGGAGTAATATTGGCGCTAATTGTCGATGGTATAGTCAAAAACACTTTTCCGAGTTATTTGAGGAATCGAATACACTCGATTTTGATATGTTGGAAAAGCAAATGACTTATACATTTGTCTTACGCCACCCAGAAAACCGCATTGTTACTTCCTATACTGAACCGTCTATTACGTTGGTTGCGGCCCGTAAAATAGTAGATGGTCAGGTTATTGACCATGATATTTTTGAAATTGGAGAAGCATTGAAAATAAATGTTCCTACACGCTATGATATGACTACGATAGATGAAATTATTAGTTTCACGGAACGTCAGGATTTCCAATTTCAGGGTATTGTATTAAAAAATGGATTATTGAGAACCAAAATTCGCAATCCAAATTATAATTATGCCCGAAATCTAAGAGGAAATAGTCAAAACCTGAAATTTCTATATTTTGATTTGCGAAAAAACCAATTTGTCCAGGAATATTTGCGATTTTTCCCAGAATATACAGAGACATTTGAAGAGTATAATAAAGAATATACTGAATTACTCAATATGGTATTTAATAACTACCAAAATTTCCATGTTAAAAAATTGGTAAAAAGTATTAAAGATATGGACTATGTAACACGTCCATTTTGTTATGAATTACATGGGGAATATAAAAAAAATAAAGGTGGCAATAATTATTTTAAAATCACACGTCAGTTTGTATCTAATTTTATGAATGAACTACCCCCAGCAAGAATTGTATATGCTCTTAATCATCAATCGCCGGAATCTCCGGAATCTACATAATAGAATATATGTCATTTCATTTCATTTCATTCCAATGGTTTCTTTTTAGATCTCTTTTTCTTTATTACGAGATCTGTTTTAATATTAAGTTGTGTATCGACATCAGTCTTAAAATTATCAATAATATTAATGAGATGGTCGCAGGTTTCACTAATAATTATATTTAATTCCGTTAACGTATGTTCATTGGGCGCTAATTTAATTTCAATTAGATTTTTCAATGGGTGTGGGTTTTTGTAACCAACGAATTTGATATTGTCGTCATGTAGTTTGGAAATATAGAATTGTAATAGATTACCTAATGTATGTGTTTCATTATTTATAATAATTGAATAGGCTTTCATTGTATCTAATGATTCCGAAATTTCCACATCATCCATGGTTATGCCTTCTGTTATTATTTTGGTGACATTATTTTTAAAACGAAGTAGTTTTTGTTTTAAGATGGTTAATACTCCCTTTAATATAAGATGTGGTTTCATTACTCCAACTGATTCGATGTAGAAATGGAATCGGTTTGGTTCGCCATTATCATCTGTATAGAAATGCCGTTCACCTTCTTCCAATAAAAACCGTTTACGTATTTCATCACTTGGTTCTATTTTATTATATGAAAGATAATTCTTATAGCCACTCTCTATTTTGTCGGGGTCTTGGACATTGCGATAATAGATACAAGACACTGGAGAATAACGGGCATTTTTGTTTCCGGATGATCTGGAGGCTTTACCTTCAATATTTATTTTTTCACCTTTATTATTGGGATTCGATTTAAGTTTTAATAATAATATATATTCTCCCGTGTTTTTATTTGGTGGGAAAAAGTTAATAGATGGTTCTTCTTCATTTGTTTCGGTATTAATTACTTTAAAATCCTCTGTAGTTACCGATATCATCTCGGTTGTGGTATTTTCCTTTCGAAGACTAAATGTATACTTGGAATTATAGAATGTATTCACATCTTCTATATTAATTGGAACCAAGCCGAATCTATGTAGAATAAATTCATTATGTAACGAGGACGTATTATCTATTATCTTTAGATCGGAATTTAAATATTCATCTGTATTGAAACCAATAGTTTCATAGTCTGATAAGACTAAACGGCGAAGCGCATTAACAAAGCTGGTGTCAACATCTTCCATATCAAAATTAATTGTCTCATTATCGTGGTTTACTATATTAAGTGACATCGTTGCTTACTATAATAATTATAGGATATTATATATTTTTATATCAAAATTTTATAATCAATTTTAATTATATAATTTTATTTGTGTCTATTTTTTAATATTAATATATTGTTGTTTTTTATTATGGGAAAAGATATAATATTTTTTAGTAATTATTGCGAATATAGCAAAGAAATATTGGGAAAATTACAAGAGGCTAATTTATTAGAAGCGATGGTCCAGGTATGTGTCGATGATCGCAATATAAAATTGCCACAATTTATCACAGCGGTTCCAACAATATACCTTATGGATAAAAAAGCTATAGTCAAAGACGAACAAATAATAGAATGGGTTGTTAGTATGTCTCCCAAAAAGAATACGGTGTTTAATGAATTGGGTTCCTATATGAATGGTGGAGCGGGTGATAATTTTGCGTTTTTGGATGATAGTGATAATCCTGATGCGACAACATTAACATATATCGACCAAGATATGACAATCACTACACCAAATGAAGCTAATCTTAAAAAACGGTCTATAGAACAATTGGAAAAGGAGCGATCCATAGATATGAATATAAATACAGATAATATGCCAAAACAGATATAATCAGTATCTTTATATGAAATGATTTATAATTATAATTATAATTATAATTCTACTTATAATTCTACTTATAATTTTACTTATAATTATAATTATAATTATAATTATAATTAGTTAAAAACAAATTATATTTTTCTTTATACACATTATGTCTGTAGCAAAAGCATTTAATAACGTTTTGATCCAATTCATGGATGATTGTATGATGGTTTTTCCGGAAGAAAAGGAATTTAAAAAATATAAACGTGGGGCTGAAGTATTAAAGGAATATAATCCAAAGAAAGTTCCCACTATTTTTAAGGAATACGCTAAATTATATAGAGAAAAAATCGATAAACGCGACGAAACATTCTTTTTGGAAAATGAATATAGTGATATTCAAGAAGATAATGAATTAATTGGTCTAATAGATAAAATAAAGAAATACTGGAAGAATTTAACCGAAGATAATAAAGATAAAATATGGAAGTATATAGAAGTTTTGGTTAAATTGTCCGACAAAATCTAAAGTTACAACAACAACCCATTATCGTTATCGTTATATATATTTCATTACTTATACCGATTATCTCATAGGGATATGGATATATTGCGGATAGTTTTATATTATTTTTTATTATAACTTTGTATTAGAATGGAAGGAAAAACTAATATAGAGCATTTTAACAGTTATTTGAAATTATTTGTTGAGAACATTATGGATAGTTTTCCGGAATTAAAAGTAGTATTGGCGGATTACTATAAATCTTTATTGGATGTCGAAGTATGTAATGAAGATAAATATGTTAAACGCTATATGAAAAAAATGAAAGAACATAGTTCGTTAATATCCAGTAAAAATAACGACTTATTTAATACCAGCATTTTTATTTTAAAAAATGTCGATTTTAAGGATTTATGGGAATCGGAGGAACTGAGTGCTAATAATAAGGACACTATATGGGAATATATTCAAACACTATATATTCTTGGCGAGACTATTATTGGCGATGCTGATAAAGTGTTAAATTTGGTAAATAATTTCAAGAAAATTAAGGATGGTGAATTTAATGAAAAAGATGCCAATGTTGATGGTGAATTATTGGATATGTTTAAAAGTTTATCTGAAAATAAAAATGGTGCCGTAGATGATAATTTTTTAAGTGAATGTTCACTTGGTAAACTTGCTTCCGAACTTACATCTGAAATAAATCTCGATGAACTAAATTTAGGTATAGATGAAAATAGTAATATGACAGATATGTTTAGTAATTTAATGTCGGGTGATAATTCACTTAATTTTATGAATCTAATCCAAAAGGTTGGACAGAAAATACAGACCAAAGTTGAAAGTGGTGATTTCGATCAAGAAAAATTAATGGATGAGGCAAAAAAAATGATGTCGGGATTACAGGGGGGAGGCGGTGGAGGAGGAAATGATATGTTCGCCTCTATGGCAGCCGCAATGGGTGGTGGCGGAGCCGGTGGTGCTGGAGCAGGTGGTGGGGATATGTTATCTGCTATGGCTGCCGCAATGGGTGGTGGTGGAGCTGGTGGAGCTGGAGCAGGTGGTGGGGATATGTTATCTGCTATGACGGCAGCAATGGGTGGTGGCGGAGCCGGTGGTGGCGGAGCCGGTGGTGGAAGTTCGAATCCTACAAGAGATCGATTAAGGAAGAAACTGGAAAAAAGAGAAAATAAATAAATAAAAAATAAAAGATTATACTATATGACAAACGATAGTTTTTGGTTCGAGGACATGACCGTATTATTATATAAAGATAATCTATCCGAATTTATTCCATTAGTAGAAATGACAGATGAAGAAAAATTAAATGCCGTCGTAAGATTTTGTCTTTATTTATCCGTATTATTGATATTATTTACTAACAATATCAATTATGTGTTTATAGCTATAGGGGCCCTGATTATCACATATACTATATATACAATCCATAAAAAACAGAATACTAATTTAAAGGCGGAATTATTAAATGAAATTGATGGAAAATATAAAAAATATTTAGATAAAAACGAAGATATAGACATTAAAAAAGCAGAACCATTAAATACACAATGTTTAAAACCCTCTGCCGATAATATTTTCGCCAATAATACAATTAATTCATTAAATAAAAAGGAAATTAATTCATGCGAACCTAATGTGTTAGAGAAACAAATGAATGAACATATAGCAAATGATCAATTTGTAGAAAGTGGAAAATTATTTGAAGATAAAATGAGTTTGCGACAATTCTATAAAGTCCCGAATCAATTTGATTCCGATTCCCGTAAACAATTTTTGGAATGGTGTTATAAACCCCCGAATTAAGGATTTTAATAATAAATAATATTATATCTATATTATAATGAGTAATTGTAACGCATATATTAAATCCAAATTACAACTTAAAAAGGATGTCAATGTAGTTCCTCCTACAAATAATGTCCGCTGTTTCACAGCACCAGATTTAACATCTGTTAAAAATGATAGTGATTATATTGAATATGACATAGAACAAAGTAAAGGTTCTTACAATTATGTCTCCAACGACCATAATCAAAATAATGGTAATACATTGATTGAACGTGCGACATGTGAGCCAACAATTAATTTTAAGGATGGTTTGGGAAAAAGCACTCGCAATATTGATTTAGATAGTAAAGTAACATTTAGTAAAGTTAAATATGAACGCAAACACCAAAAACAATTACACGAACGTCCTTTTAGAACAATGCCTTATATTGGACGGGGAACACACAAAGTTAATGACGAAAGTCGTATTATATCGAGTGAAACTACACGACAAAAAAAACAATGTGGGTCGATGGCTGGAGTATCAATTGAAAACTTTTTCACACCATTAGTTCCCAGTATTTTGGCAACAGTTCAAAATAATAAACATATCATTCCCGAAGATTCTAAACAGGATTGGGTTCGGGGTGGGATGTCAACCCGCAATATTATTAAAGATATAGACTATTTTTCACGGTGTCATGATGATGAATCAATCAAACAAGCATTGGTAGAGAAAAAACAATTCATGCATAAAAAATAATTATATTTTTATATATTATATAATATAATAATGAGTTCAAATAATTTAATGTATGATACATGTGAATCACAACAAAGAATAAACGAAAGTGCTGGACCATTGGAATATATGCTTAGTCTTGACCGTTATGAAAACAAGTCGAAGTGTAGAACACAATTGGGTTTAGTAGGTGGAGCGAATGTTAGTCATATTGTTGGAGATTTAGTCGATTTAGAAACCGATTTGTTTGGTATAACGCGTAAAGCTTCATTATGTCCCGCCAAAAAATATTTAAATAAATGTGCTGTTTCAGACGATTTAAATAATTGTCACCCAAGTAATATCCATATTGAAGGCAACCCTTCTACACATGAAAGAGATATAAACACAAATATGGTACATTTACCAAACTGTCAAATGATTAGATATAAACCAGTTCCTTTACCAGAACCATTGGATGTTCATTCATGCGATAATGTCTCTCGTAAATAAATAGAATGTTTATTTTTGCGTCATTCTCATTTTTTATTTATTATTTTATTTTATATAAATGCCAAAAATAAATCAACAAGGTGGATTTATTTTTTCCAATAATAAAAACAAAACCAGTATTAAAAATCTATGTTCTCATAGTAACTTAGAAGAAATACATAATAATACCCGATTAAGTGACGCTTATTTATTAGAATTGTGTCCAGAATTAACAAAACCATCTGGCAAAATTAGTATATTATCTGGATTAACCAGTATGCCAAGAAAGTTTTTAGATTCTATAAAAAATATAGTTGTTCCAAAGGTGGCCGATACAGATCCTAAACATGTCGCACAAACCGGTGGTGGTTGTTCTAAATCCCGATCTAAAAATAAAAATAAAAATAAAAATAAAAATAAATCTAAAAATAAAAATAAAAATAAAACAAAAACATGTCGTCAAAAGAAAACCATGAATAATAGGCTATAATAAAAATAAAATAAAATAAAATATAATATATAATTATATTGTATATAATGAGTTTTAATAATTTAAAATATGATACAAATTCTTATAAACATGTATTATCCGAATCGGTAGCACCATTAGAATATCAATTGGGAACACCATTATCATGTAACGAGTGTTTTGTTACAGACCCCAGTTATATTTTACAGAGAAATGGCGTAAGTGTTGATTCGAAAGTTCCAATGATCGATATCGATTCGGAATTAATGAATATTACCCGTAAACTAAGTAATAATCCAGCAGAACAATATTTACCCAAAGAAGATAAAGATGGTAATTTATGTTCAGAACAAGAAAAAAATCATCCAAAAGATTGTAAAATGCCTAAAATGGAATATACTAAATTATCGAATCCTGCTTGTAATTTAAAAGGAACAGGATGGAATCGGTGGGAATGGTTATGTAAGGACCCACAAGAGGGTATTATTACCCCCTTTTATTTTGGAACGGACACGCGACAATTATCCAAAGATAATCATCGTCCATGTTTACCAAAAATTGTGGATATGAATGATAGTTTACCATCCCCATGTGATAAACCAATTGTTACTACCATCGCACCAGTTGATGGGGTTCCTACAGGTCCTGTCAGTGTGAACTGGCAAAACCTTAATTCGGTTTCAAATTATTAAGTACCATTTTTATTTTATTGAATATAGTATACGCGTCTTTGGAATATATTCTAATTTTTAAATCAGAATTTATAATTATATCTATACGTCTGGGTTTATAGCGTAATTGTTTAATATTTTTATTGATTATTAATCTATTTTTTAAAATCAAATAGGTATTACTTATATGTAAATTAATTTTTTTACGAAACGGCCAGCCTTTTTGCGTAAATACGGTGATATTTTCCGGTATATATGATTTACATAATGGGCATATACTATTATGCTTAATCCATGTATTAATACATTGGAAATGATATATATGTCCACAGTTTAATGCGCGATTGGTTGTATTCTCATCTATGGTATCCAGGCATATTGAACATTGTGTCGTCATAATATATTATTATTTTTATTTCTGTGGATTTTACCCATTAAATATGGGTAACATGGTTTTTAAGCGTTATGATAGTCCATTATACTTTATACTACATAATGTTTTATTTAATTATCGGGTCGTCATGACATAACCTCCAGTAATAAACACGATATGATTATAAGTTTTAGTAATATTGTCGATATTCTGTTAGTAGAGCGTGTGAATTTATCTGTAGCGTTTTAATTCTTATAGTGGTATATTGTATAATATGGATAATCATAAGGATAATCATACGATAGTATATTTCCAAAATATTAAAGATAATTATAAAGAACTCAATTTAAAAAAGTTTAATAATTTTAATAAATTCGATAAATTAGTAGATAACCGCATCGCTGAAATGAATGCTAAAAATAAATTGAAACGCGATGATATATTAGAATTATTGTATACGTTATGTTCGAATACCAGTCCAGACGCGCATATTATGGTTGAAAGTTTAATAAATGAATTTTATGATAAAGAGTTAATCTATTTGACTGAACAGGATGACCTTGTAGACGAGTTTAAGAACGATATATTAACCGTTTTTCTAAATAGTAGTCATAAAAAAATCGTTAATGATATACGGGATATTTATATTAAGTATGAAACCGGTGACGATGATGATATTATTGAATCTGTTAAACAAATCACACGTATGATTTTGTCCAAATATAGTCTTACAGAACAAATGCTGGGTGGAACCCGTCGGTCATCGCGATCACGCACATCATCTTCGCCACAAACAAGAACCCGTCGGTCATCGCGATCACGCACATCATCTTCGCCACAAACAAGAACCCGTCGGTCATCATCCCCTTCTAAAATATCAAAAAATAATTTTAAAGCTACGGTATATACAACTGGTATTAAAACAAAGAAGAAATTGCAATTTCTTGAATTTTTAGATGACCATATTCAATCTGATAACAGTGGTGATTTTAGATTAAAAAAAATAATACGTTGTCCCGAGGAAGGTGATAGTGAAAAGGTGAAGAAACTATTTGCTAAACATAAAGGTCATTTCTATCTCAAACAATATATAGAACGTTTATATAATATTAAAAATTTAGATCGCGGTAAACACTTGGATACTATCGGAACGGACGATAACATAATACATAATTTAAAAGGGGTGCCTGTTGGGGCAATCGAATTCCATAATAGACGAGGACCGAGTGGAATAGATTATGGTGGTATTCGGCCTACATTTTATGAATTATTATCCCATGATTTAGTAGAAAATTATTTCACAGACAAAAATATAAAGAAGGCGAAAGATAATACTTTTTACAACATGTATAAATCTCAAAACATAGATGCCGTGGCCAACTATAAAATTGCTGGTGCTATATTGGCTAAAATGCTAACCTGTGATAATGGTCTTTTTAAAAATGATAAAAAGAAACTACAATATAAACATGGAAAGTTAATAACGCCAACTATTAATATTTCCCGATATCTGGTGGAACGATTAATGGGTAATAATTTCGAAAGTTGGGTCGATATGTTCGCGTGTTATAAAATGGACTATCCGCAAGAATATAAACTAAATGTTAATACGGTTTTAACGGAACCAATTAGTTATTATGATATACCAGACTATATTGGCAACCCAGATACGGATGTTACTGAAGCTAACTTATATGGTTATGTATATACGACGATTTGCGATAGGTATGAAACCGATGTTCATGAAGAAACGGAGAATTTTGTAAAAGGATTTAAATTAATGATTCCCAACAAGAAAATATGTTCCGCCAAAAATGAATGTGTTAATGCCAATGGGTTACATAATTTATTCAAAATGAAGATATATAGTTATAGTGACTATTATAAATATACTAAGGATAATCTAAACGTAGCATACGATGATGTGGCTAATGATATAACCGAATCGCAAGTTGTATTAATTAATGAAGCATTTAAAAAGAGTATTGAGAAATTATACGATGAAGACCGCAATTTCATTAATAAGTTAATGAATTTTTGGACGGGATCACCACGGCTACCACATGCCAATGAACCCGAGTTAACTATTATATTTAATCGCCATGATGCGGGTAGTTTACCTATATCCCATACATGTTTTAATCAAATAGAAATACCGATATATGAAAGACATGGGAAAAACTCCCTATTGTATGTGGTTATGGATAAATTAAAAACGGCGGTATATAATACCGAAAATGATTTTCTTGCTGGTGGCAGTCTTAACTAAAAGGAGCGTTCTAAATTAATGTTTATTTAAAATATATATATAATTCTAACTATAATTCCAAATCTCATTATACATTATATGCTAACAAATCGCAAATACCCATGTAAAATGTCGAACATTCCATAAATAATAACACCATAATGTTATCCAAATTAAACAATTTAATAGAAAGTAAAAATCCGAAAGTAAAGTATGGTCCGGAGCAATAGCAATAGCAATAGCAATAGCAATAGCAATAGCAATAGCAATAGCAATAGCAATAGCAATAGCAATAGCAATAGCAATAGCAATAGCAATAGCAATAGCAATAGCAATTAATAATACTTAAGTTAATAAGTAATAAATAATAATAAGTATAATAAATTATTTAACATGAGTGAATGGACTGTGGTTAAACGAAAAAAAAATAATAGCCAAATGGAAGGGTGCTACTCTGAATTATTCAATGGGTATAATAATTTAAACACGGAACTTACTACAGAATATCTTGAAAAGTATCCCTTTGATTTAAGTAAAACTAATTTAGAATATAAGAAAGTAAATAATCATAATATACCGGATTTGGAACTATATTTCAAAGAGAAATTAAGGGATTTTGGTAATTTTAAGAAAGTTATAAGTGCTGATGCGAAGGTTAATATTGAAGCAATAGAATTATTACAGATAAATAATAGTGTAAAGATAACTAAGGATATTAATAAATGTTATGTTGTTTTAGTATTTGAAACCGATAACAAAATATTACCGTATTGTGTTATTAGTTATAAATTAAATATGTTTTATTTGGATAAAAATGAATATTGTGTATTTCTAAGAAATTGGATGGAAGTGCTTGTATATATGTTTAAATTTGAAATAGATATTAAGAATGATACAACCAAATCAATGATTGCTGAATATCCATTAGAATTTTATAATAATAAAAATAAAATAATTACATTTGTAAATCAATTTAGGAAAATATGGCGTTAACTAACTCGCATATGCAAGTTGACCCAATCCACTCATAATTCTCAAAATATTATAACTAACCGCGTAGACCTTCATAACAGATGTTCTTGTATTATTTAATGATGAATCAAGTGTAACTTCGATAGATGCGTTGTCTAATCGCGAAAAATTACAGGTTCCAGATGGTTGATGGTCTTCTGGATCAAAGGCGAACGAATATACATTAATTCCTGGAGCTGGACATGAGGTATGGTGTTGGTATGGTTGGATTACATTGAAATAGAATCCTGTTCGTGCACTAATACGGTCCGTTCCGTTTAATACTAATTTAGCGGAAGTAACTGGATTGCGACCATTATCTAATAATTTTATTTGTGTTTCTGTTGGTCCCCAACTACCTAGATATGGCGATGGTATTGTAATATTACTATTATTCGTTGTAGTTTCATAACTATTATTTTGTATAGAGGATGTTGAACCAACAAATCGTTCAAGATTTTTATTTTCATACCGGTCGGTAGAACCGGTAGCTTCGGTTTGAGTGGTATCTACGTGATATAATTTAACGCGGTCATAACCCAAATATTGCTGATTCGTTCCGGAAGCACTGGAACTAACTGGAGTGCGCCATTGTGACCCCGCTTCCCATGTATTTGTTACTGTTCCACTAATAACTTCATCTTCTTTTTCCGAGAAATTCGGTTCCATTTCCGTTTTAATATATGGCAGTGTAACCGCTGGTAATCCATACCATAAATTTTGTGATTTACGACCACCAACCATACCAACCCCGGTGTGTGGTTCGGGGGTGCCTGAAAACCCTGTGTAATCCCATTGTGTTGTATAATTGAAGTGTTGCATACCACCTCTAGGTTGAGCATATGCTTTATCTCTATATTTTTGTGGATAAATGACCCATACTAACTCTTTAACTGGATGTGTAAAGTTGAGAGTATAATTTATACTGGAAGATGAGATAGATGTTTTATCGGAACCGATCTGGATAGTTTCTATCAAGTATTCGTGGGCACTTTGTGCGAAACGTTTGCGTTCATCGACATCAAGATATATGTAGTCTGCCCAAACATATGTAGTGGTAAATGATGGCAGTGTGCTAAATATACTATTACCGACTTCATTTCTATATTTTGTAGCGTTTTCATGTGTTCCCCACATACAATTTTCTAAATCTTCAAATTCAATTTCCAAATTCATATCAGCATGTGATAGTGCGACAATGGGTAGTGCGAGACCGGGATTTTTACAGAACCAAAATTGTAGTGGTATATATAAATCGAATGCTTCATTATCTGATGTAAAGAATGAATGTCCGGTTGTATCGACTTCATTTGTCGTTTGTATTTGTGTGAGATAGGGTGTATTACCTACCATTTCCGCATAGGCTTCTGCTTTTTCTCCCTTTTGACTGAGTTCATTGGCAATATGATACCATTCACCGTTATGTTTGTCAATTTCTGTTCCACCAATATTGAAACTAACTTTTTTCAGTAAAATATGTCCCAACCAATTAAGCCATCTAAAGGCCTTATAATCACCTTCGGTACAAGTAACTTTACCTGAATTAATTTTAACTTCGAGATATAATTTATGTAAAAGGTCGGGTCCTTTTAATATAGGACATACACTGGTTGAACTGAAATTTGGTGTGCCATTAAATGTTAGTTTACGCGATTCTATAGCAAAATTGGTATGTCTTCTATAAACAATTTTAAAAAAGGTGATTTGTGGATTTCCGGTTAAATATAAATCTTGTGCTCCATATGCGACCAATTGTAGTAGTCCACCTGCCATTATTATTATTGAATATAATAAATCTTTAAGTTATACTTAAAGAATACTATATTATTGTTAATATTACTATTAGTATATTTATAATTATATTATAATTATAAATATAAATATAACTATAGCTATAACTCTAAATATAACTTTAGATATAACAATAACTCCAACTTTAGCTATAACTCTGTATAAACAATATGTCATTTAAGACAAAAATAAAAAAAAAGAATAATTTAAATACGCGAATTACATTGGAAGCGAAACATAAAGAAATCTTGGATAAGTTTTCGGAACAAAAGATTATAAACGAAGAGAGTTTAAATGATATTATTAATTATAAAAAACAAATAGAGACTGGCAATAATACCAAATTAACCGATGATGAAATAGAACATAAATTATACATGTCTGATAAAGTGACCTCACTTGAAAACAATATTAATATGACTAAAAACGAGGATATAAAATATTTATTAGATAATGGCAATTTACTTTTCGATTATTATAAAAATATTGATAATGTGGCTGATGGCAAGACGACTACAAAAAATAATATAAAAAAAATAGATAATACGAAAAAAACCGTTATGGAATATTTCAATAAGGACATCCATAAAAATGCGAATAATGGTATTGTAGATATAACAAGTAAGGAACATATTTGTAGTGAATATTTGTTTAATACTGATAGTAATTATGTAAAAACAATGAGCACGCCAAATATTGATTTATGTCATAATTGCCATATCGAACGAACATTGTATTTGGCCGAAGGTAAAACAATTTGTCATAAATGTGGTGATGAGAATAGTATATTGATCGATTCCGATAAACCTTCTTATAAAGATCCACCCAGAGAAGTTACATATTTTTCATATAAACGAATAAATCATTTTAATGAATGGTTAGCGCAATTTCAGGCAAAGGAAACCACTGATATACCCCAAGAAGTATATGATGAAATATTGGTTGAACTTAAAAAGGAACGGATTACAGACATGTCTTGTTTATCGCCCGAAAAAATACGACTAATATTAAAGAAATTAAAAAAAAACAAATATTATGAACATGTTCCACATATTATTAATAAACTAAATGGTGTAACGCCACCTATTATGACACGGCAAACAGAAGAAAAACTACGTCGCATGTTTAAAGAAATACAATTACCATTTCATAAATTTTGCCCCAAGGACCGTAAGAATTTTTTATCATATTCTTATGTATTACACAAATTCGTTGAATTATTGGAACTGGATGAATTTATACCCTGTTTTATGTTATTGAAAAGTCGCGAAAAATTACATCACCAAGATCAAATATGGAAACAAATATGTAATTATTTAAATTGGCAATTTATACCGAGTATATAATGTTTATGCCATGTTTATGCCATTTTTGTAACATTTATAGATGGTGACATCGTGTCAATTAGACAATATGTAATAGTTACAATCGAAGATATAATAATTATATCGTCTATAGTTAATTTTTTTGTATTATATAATGCCAAGACGAGTATTAGGAACATTATTATAAATTTAATAAGTCTTCTCAAAAATTCACGGGGATTAATCATTACTATAATAATATTTTATTTTTATTTATTTATCTATTTAAAGACACTATATTTATATTTCATATAATAATGACTGAAGAATATATTGATAACGACTCCCCTATTCTTGGTCAAAGTTATGTGTGCTTGTCGTTTATTTCTCCAGAAAAAATGATTAAACAAAAGGAAATGTTTTGTTTTCATAAATTTATGACTAACAAATTCAAAGAATATTCGGAACTAATGGATAGAGCATTAGATAAAAATAATGGTAATGAAACAGAAGCTGGTCTTAAAAAATTAGATAAAGATTTAAGAGAAAGAACTAAATTGGAGTTCAATTATACATATAATCAATTTAAAGGTAATTATGACGATTTCATATATAAACATGGTGAAGAAATTAATGGTATGTATGACACGGAAACCGACTTTAAAACATCGGTTCGTGGTCTAAAGGTGCGTGGAGTATACGAAACATATAAAGAAGCGGAAATCCGCGCGAAAGCATTACAACGTCGTGACCGATCATTCCATGTGTATGTCGGGACTGTTGGAGCATGGTTACCATGGGATCCAGAAGCCGATAAAATTCAGAATGAAGAATATTTGGAAGATGAACTCAATTCTCTTATACAAGAATATAAAAAGAATCAAGTCCATAAGGATATGTTATATGAACAAGAAAAACAAGACCGTAAAACTGATACTATTAAAAAGAAAATTGCGGAAGATGAATTGGAAAAACAAGAAGCATTAAATAAACAAAGTATGGCGACAATCGAGGATAAATTGGATATGGAAGATCCATGGATGCAACGTTCTAAAGAAGCATTGACGGCCACATCCGCTACACCCGACGAAGCATTGACGGCCACATCCGCTACACCCGAATAAACCATCTATTTTTATTTTTATTTTTATTTTTATTATATATATCTATTTTTATCTATTATGTTATAATAGTTATATGCGAAGTATTGCTTTATTTATTTTATGTTTCCTTATTTTTTATTCGGTATATTTTACTATGAATGAAAAATTAAAAATAACTGAAAAGGATGTTATTATCAAATATAAAGAGGTTCCAAAACAATTATTGGAGGAACAATATACATTTAATGTTAATAAATATTTCGATAATATACGTACCTCAACTAATTTATGGAAAGAACTCGAACAGAATGATTAATATGCTCTATGTCGTGCGAATGGTATAAAATATATAATTATATATTATATATTATCACATGAAACCATTAACATTAATTGTTTTTACATTAAGTATTGTATTTTTGGTTGTAGGATACATGGAATTAAAAATAAATACGAAACAAAAACAGAAAATAATAGAATACCGGTTTATCCCACGATCATTACTCGAAGATCAGATACACCCTGTCAATCTCGAAACCAGTTTTCAAGATATGTTTAAGAAAACCAACCCGTTTATGTATCATAATACGGGCTTGGAAAATACTAACCTTGTATAATATACATGTTAGGTATTATTAATTAATAACCAGCCTTTTTTACATTAATTGGCGGACCTTTTTTACGATGACACATTGGGTCAAATTTTTCATCATCGTCCGAATCATTATTTTGATTATTATTATATTTCCAAAATTCGGGTGCTCCTATTGTAAATTTTTCATGAGGTGCTGCCTTGTACCAAAATACTTGGTCTTCGAGCTTATTACTTTTAGCATTATTATAGATAACTAAACAATTAAAATCCTCAGTACATTGATCCATAACTTGACAAAAACAATCGAATGTAGGGAACATACCGGCATAATTGTCATATAGACGTTTTCGGTTTGATATATAATTTTCTCTTAATATAAAAACATAGTCGATATTTGTTCGTAAATTGGGTGGTATACCAAGAGCATATTGCATTGTAATAATAAACATGATATAGTAATGTCGGCCATTCATAAAAAGTGAGCGAATATTTGTATCACGAACCCATGAATTATCATAGAGACAATCGTCTAATATTAAAAATGCATTGGGATTAATTTTAGACTTCCCATGTGTTTCTTCTTCTTGTTTCATCTGTTTTACTACTTTTTTTTGTCGTTTCAAAGCGTTAGCGACTATACCCGGCGTATATTCGTCATGTATGAATAAACTGGGAATCATATGACCATAAAATTTATTGGCACCTTCGGTTCCCGATATCACCGTGCCGAGTGGTATGTGTCGGAGATGATACAGTAGGTCTTTTACCAAGAAACTTTTTCCCGTATCACGTTTCCCAATAAAAACACATACTTTATCAGGTTTTATAGACCGTATGTCAAACTTTTTTAATTCTAAATTCATTATTGTAATTATATAATTTATTTTGTATTAATTGACGCGTATAGTATATATTTAAAGAATAAAATGTGGTAATTTACCATGGATAAATTAAAGTTTTCTAACTTAACAGAAAATTATATACAGAATATCCAG